TTTTTTTGTTCTCGTTGTCAGTTGAGGTATCGCAGAATTTATTCTGTGTCCCCACGGAAAAAGACTAAACCGTAACTTTCGGTGAGGAACTTCGACCGTTTCAAATCATTTCATCAACAGACAAAGAAAGGACTGTGACTGAATTAGCTAAAATGTACAAAATGTCCAATCAATTGTGTTGAACTTGGACGCGAACCGCTAGGGGCTGGCACTACCACTGCCAGCCCCGCTTCACAAGGAGATAGTAATGTCATTATTTGCAATCATATTTTATTTATCGATAGTGCTGATGATAGTCAGCTGGTCGTGTGTAGCGTGGGAAATATATAAATCCCACAAAGATGGAACACTGTGAATAATGTGACTTGTTTAGTTGCATAAATGCAGTATAATAGTTCACAAGGAGGTACTATAAATGAAAGCATATCTAATAGACCCGACCGTCACAGGTCAATCAGCTGTTACTGAAATAGATTTTAGCGGCAGCTGGAAGGACATCTCACCCACCATTGGCGATCATTGCAGTGCGTTTGATGTCGTCCGTCTCTATCATGTCGATGACTACGACTTCATTGATGATCATGTGTATGTCGATGATGAAGGTCTTTACTCTGTCGATGATCAATACTTTTGGATGCATAAGAACTACCCACTACCACTGGCTGGACGTGGGCTGCTGCTTGGCGGTGATTCAGATGGTGACACAGTTGATGTAAAGACTGACATTGAAACTGTTCGCAATGACATACGCATCATTGGCAATCGCTTCAATGTACAGATGATGACTGCATTCTCTAAGGCAGCCGACATGCCATCACCTGATGGGTACATGGAAGACTATCGTCCATTCGTATGGAAACATCATGAGGCATTGGCATGAAGAAGTTTGAAGTCGATCTGACAATCACAACATCTGTCACTTACACAGTCACTGCTGATTCGGAAGATGAAGCAGTTGACATAGCTATTGATAAAGCATCGCTTGCAGATTGCAGCTGCATCGATGACATCGATGTGCATGACATAGGAGAGGTGTGATGGAACAAGTCACAATAGAAGATGATGAGATTGCAATCATCTGGTCTGTTGAAGATGTAATGAAAGAATGTAATTGGCTTTCAAAAGATCAAGCACTAGATGTGTTACATGATTTGAAACACAACCATGATGCAACCATTGGAATCAATTGGGAAGTTATATATTACAAAGCCCAATGTTTGTATCCAGATACATAGGAGAGGTATGATGACACCGCCACCAATCGTTGAAGCTGATTGCGAAATGAACTGCGGCTATGCCGAAGTGCGCAGCGGCGAGTGCGAATGCTACAACAAAGAGGCTGACGCTCAAGATGACCGTCAACCTGACTGGGAAAAAGAATGGTCAGACTTCGGTGAAGTCTATGACGATGAGCCAAACTACATATAAGGAGGTACTAATGGCTGACAAATATCCACGATTCACACGGCAACACTTCGAGTTCGTTGCTGATTTCTTTGGCCCACTGATGGGACACCCATCCGACATCGATCGGATGGCTGACCATCTCGACCAAACCAATCCAAACTTCAAGCGTGATGTGTTCCTCGACCGTGCTGTTACAGCATGGGAAGACAAGCACATCACACCACATGAAGATCATCAGTATATGATTGATGGTAAGGAGGTAGCATGACACCACGATTCGATGATGTATTCGACCACACATATTCAGCCAATGGCGTGAATGTGTTTGAGTTCGACAGCCGCACTGCACCAACTCAACAGATGATGACTTGGGCAGAGGCATGCGCAACCATTGGTCCAATCGTTTCACAGTATGCACGGCATCAAAACAATGATGGTGCCAAGATACATGAAGCATGGGCAGTGATACTGCGAGGTGTGTGATGGATCAATCTAAACCAAAGTTCCCCCGGCTGCGGCAAGTAGTCGATGCAGTTTGCTACATGAATGATGTCGAAACACATGAGCTTATGTCAAACCGCAGGGAGCAGAGAATAGTAGACGCTAGATTTATCTACTATTGGATAGCGACCAAGTGTTGTGACAAAAGTTACAGTGAGATTGGTAGATTCATTAACAAGGATCACTCGACTGTTATGCATGGCTTTAAGAAAACTAAGCATAGGTTTCTTGATTCACAATGGAGCAAACAGCTGCACAAAACAGTAACGTATTTAGGACTGCCAGAAGGGACGGTAAAGTAATGGCAAAAGAACTACATGAAATGGATATTGAAGAGCGTATAGAATATCTTGAAAAAGAAAGGGAAAAAGAAGCCGCTGTCAGGTCAGCACTTCTATTCTCAATTGAAAACAAATACCCTTCAATGCTTGAAGCTGTAAGTAATCTAGTAGATGCATCAAAAGATATAGGCGAAGACCTACAATTCTATGGTGCAGAAACAGTTACAGTTAATCAAATGCACAAGCTCATAGATAGTGCAACAGCAGTGACTAATTTGTTTCACTTAAACAAAGAAGAATAATACCACTTGTCAGATGTAGCAAACATGCAGTAACGTCCATGCATGAAAACATATATGGATCAACTTATTGCAGCTGCATCTGACTGCAACCTGTCAATTCTCAAAGCCTTTCGTCTAGCTAATGTACCTACTAGCACTTACTATAGGACTTTAGCCGGTGGCGATTTGCGTTTGTCAACAGCCAAGAAGGTTATGAATGCGATCAGAGTTCACGCATTACAGCAAACCCAAAGAGATTAGTGACAGCTGGCACTCAATAGTCTGCGGCTTAGTCTCGTTGCGCAATGATCGTGGCTGGTCACAAGAAGAACTGGCTGATCGTATAGGTTGCGCATCATCACTCGTACACAAGTGGGAACAGTACAAACGTGTTCCCTCAAACTTTCTACTAATATGTTGGTTAGATGCCCTCGAAGCGAAGATCGAAATCAAAAACAAGTAAGGTCGGATACGCAGCAACTTGTGGTCACTGTAATATTACAACCAATTGGTTTGTTATTACTGGCAACAATAATACTTGGTGTCTTGACTGTATGGAGAAACATGGATGGGAACATCTCAGCGCAGTAAAGGAAGCTACCACGAAAGATGGTGGGTCAAGTGGTTTGAAACTCGCGGGGCCAAAGCGGAAAGGCAGCCTCTCTCGGGACAGCTGGGTGGCAAGTTTGCCGGGGACATCCAAATCGAAACCCCTACCGGAGTTTTGATTGCTGAATCTAAGTATCAAGCAAAAGGACGTGGGTTTAGTTTCCTAACCACAACGCACAATGAACAGCCAGCAGATATTTATTTGTTGAAGCAAAAGTCTGGCCCGAACTTTATATGTGTCGAGGCAAGCAATCCATTAGCTACAAAAATAATTGGCTGGATCGCAGGGAGGCAAACGATCCAGCCAAAAGAGGTACTTCATGATGACGAGGCCACACATATAGCCTCGGAATCATGATGGACGAAAGCTGTTGATTCTGTCAACAGGAAATGTATACTGCATATATGCAACAAGTAAGGAGGTTCGCATGAATGATTTATTTGAATCAATGGGTTTACCAAAAGTGGAGCTAACAACACCAGCTTTTAAATTAGTACGCAATGATGATCCATCAACAAGTCACGCAGCTGCTGAGCAGCTTGATGTAACAGCAATGGAACGTATTGTTTTACATGCTATTAATCAGTTCCCTGATGGATGTATTTCTGATGATGTGTTAGCAGCAATACCACAATATCGATACAGTACAGTTACTGCACGATACAAGCAGCTGAAAGAAAAAGGGCTTGTGATTGTAAATAATACAAAGCGTAAAGGTGAATCAGGTAGGCAGCAACTGGTGATGTGGTCAAAAGAAAACTACAATGCACAATGAAGAGCGTGATCTGTGCCTAAAGTATCAAGAGCTAGTCAATAGTATTTGGGGCAAGGGGTTTCGTTATGACATGCGTCAGGAACATCTTGCTTCTAAGTTGCTTGCTCTGGGCTATAGTGTGGATAGTTTCATTGCCGATGCTGCAAAGTTATCTAAATGGCGTCATGAAAGAAGCAAGCCAGCTATCGCATCACTGCAATACTTCGTCACTAGAAAAGAAAGATTAGGCCAGCCCATCGATGTGGATGGCCTAATCAAAAAGATTGTAGCCAACTCTAGGTTTCGATAACTGTTTGCAATACATGAATTTGTGTGCAACAATGCAGCATATTTTGGGTGTAACTTGTGACGGCTTGTCTGGTCGATAGGTGGTGTGACTACATCCAAAATATTCACCGCGAAGTCACACCACCATAGACATAGGAGGTACTATGAATAGACTAGGATTTATCGGAGGGTCAGATCTTTACAGCATTATGCGTGGAGACTGGCATGAATTATGGATGGTTAAGATGGGCAAGGAGCCGCCTGTTGATCTTGATCACATCTTCAAAGTCAGGCTTGGCACATACACTGAAGCATTCAACATCGCATGGTTCTGTCAGGATACAGGACATGGTGGTGTTGATGGGTCTGAGGTTATGACACAGCATGAGTTTAGAGAGGTGATACATGGCGTACCATTCAAAGGCACTGTCGATGGTATCGCTGTATCAGAAGATGGTGTCACATCAATAATCGAAGCCAAGCATACAAGCAGCAACAGATCGATGTCTGATATGCTGGATACATACATGCCACAGGTGCAGCTGTACATGGCACTGTCCAAGATTGACAGCGCATACCTTACAGTAATCTTTGGCAATGAGATTGAGTATGCTCGTATTGAGTTCGATCAGGAATACTTTGATGTAGTTGCCAAGCGTTGTCAGGAGTTCTGGCAGCTGGTCACTAGCAAGACTGAGCCTAGCTATGATGTAGACACATGGAAAATTGACTGGTCAAAGGTAAAGATTGGTGGCCTCAAAGCCAGAGATGCCAACAACGACAACCACTTCATGTCACTAGCGCATGACTATGTACTCAGCGTAGCCAAAGCAAAAGAACATGAGGCATGTAAGAAAGAACTAAAGTCACTGATCATGGATGATGAACGTGAAGTGTTCTGTGACCTACTAACTATCAAACGTGACAAGCGCGGTGCTTGTCGCATTACAATCAAGCCAGAAGCAAGCGAGGTATAATCATGGCACAACAAACTAAGGCTGCACCACCAGCCCCACAGAATCTAGTTCAAGCACTGCTTGAGTTCCAAAAGCTGGCAATCAAAGCCAGCAAAGATTCAAAGAACCCACACTTCAAAAACAACTACGCTTCCCTCGAAGCTGTGATTGAAGCGGCAACACAGGCCACACAGTTTGGTATCTGCTTCACTCAAGAGATTGACTTTGAGTTCAATGGCGACACTGGTATGACGTTTGTACGCACTGTGCTGATACACGCGCCATCTGGTGAGCAGCGTGTATCACGCACACCCATCCGTTCCAAAGACCCAACTGACCCACAGAAAATGGGCAGCGGAATTACGTACGCAAAACGGTACGGACTACAATCTGCACTCGGCTTGCCATCAGAAGATGATGATGCAACCGATGCGTCAAAAGGTTCTCGCAGCACAGTCGTGCATGTTAAACCCGCAGCCAACAAGGAGGCATTCTAGTGGATTACGATAACACAAACCGGGGGGCGGTGTTCCCCCCAATGGAACAGCAACGCTTGCTATTGACAGGCAGTCTTGACTTTGATGGTCAGGGCAAGAAGTCTCTCGCCCTTGTCACAGACACAGACAAACAAGGACGCGATGTCTTTGTTGTGTATCAGCGTGTTGGTGTTCTGTATATGAATGAAGATGCAACAGCGGACAACAAACAGCCATCATATTCTGGCCCAATGGATGGAGATATGAGGCTTGCCGCATGGAGATCAGAATCAGAGAAAGGTACAAAGTATCTGTCACTCAAGCGCGAAGCAAAGCAGGGTGGCTCACCACAAGCAACCGCACCTAGCCCAGCTGCCAGCCAAGATTTGGACGACACTATTCCTTTCTAAAAACACTTTCAATTAATATCAGGGAAGGGTAGGCTAACTGCCCTTCCCTTTTCTATGGAGGTATTTATGGGACTTACACGATTCAAAACAAGAGATGAAGATCTGTCTGAAAAGGGCAGAATGCTGCGTAACTTTCACGAAAGCTACCAAAAAAAACAAGCACTCAAGAGCCAAGCCAAATGGTCTGAGATGTTTGAAGCTGATGCATTTGCTGATGATATAGTTGATGAGGATCATCAACGCTACTACGCAAAGCCAACAACAGTACACACAGGGTGGCAAAGCTATGAATAAAAAACAATTTTTGGATGAGGTGCAAGAAATAGTCGTCAACCGTGGAGACAACTACGGCAGCGCATCATACAACTTACAGAACATTGCCAACCTATGGTCAGAATACAAAGGCACAGGGTTTAACGTACAAGATGTAGGCATCATGATGATGCTGCTAAAGATAGCAAGAATGAAGACTGACAGATCAGCCGACAGCTGGCTAGATATAGCTGGCTATTCTGCCATTACTTACGAAGCGATCTGCGATATTGAAGGTAGTCTGCACCATCATGAGGATCAGCAAAACATTGTACCCATGAAACAGGACTAGTGTTATGAGGGTCAATGACTTGAAGGATAGCTTGCCCAAACTTCTGCTGTTCAAATCCTTTGGTGAACGCATAGGTGTCGTGGTATTTGTATCCTCTGGCACGAGCAAGCCAAGTTGTGGTTTCCTCTTCCACCAGTTCGATCTGACCCAACGCCCAGTTGTGCTTGTGTCCACTGATATACAGCGAAGCATTACTCTTGAATCGCGCCATCTTATTCTGAGCATGAAGAGCATTCCATTGGGAGTGGCCCGGCATGTCGTGCGCGGCATGGATGCGACAGTTTCTGCCGTTAGGAAACTGCAACTCAACACGAGCTTCCCAATCCTCAAGGATAGCATGAGGGCTGGCAAGCCATTTAAGGGGATCACTAGCACCAGACCACATGTCATGATTGCCGCCAATGAGAATAAGCGGGTTCATCTCTTGAATTAACCACTCAACCAAACGCCATGCTGTTTTATGAGATGTGTCTTGTTCGCCATACAAGCGTCCTAGGCGGCCTACCCAGTTATTCTGGTAGTCACCTAGGTTACAACCGAACATGCCCGGTGTAGACTGAATTAAAGCCAGGTGTGAGCGTAATGAATCCCAGTCGCAATAGTTATCATCGATGTGAGGGTCGCCCATCCACAGCAAACCAATGGGTTCATCCGATTTCATCTTAATCGGTATCCATTTCTTTGCTTCTTTGTTGGCTTTGCGCTTCTTGAATCTGCCGTGCAGCTGATCAACTATCTGATCTACTGGTATGTCATCGTCAGGCAGCGGCGTAAGTTCGTATGCTGGATGATGATCAGGTTGATTTTCCTCAAGCTGATAAGCTCTAGTGTAACGACTATGAAGAGTGTTTAAAGGAATACCGCTAGCTTCACTAGCGGCTTTGAATGTTCCATGCTCTTCATAAAGTTTAACTGCTTCTCGTATTTGCGTATCACAAAGTGTCATTGCATTCCAACATAAGCTGTTTCAGTTCATCACCGCGAGACTTGATTTGCTGAAACCACAGAGAATCTTCCATCTCTGCCGCTGCCTGATCGTAATCACGATCTTCTAAAGCTGCAATCATTTTCTTAAAGCGTGAAAATCTAGGCCAGCCGAGGTTGAATACCATCGATGCTAAGACAAGCTGTGCAGGGTGTGGTAGGTCACGCCACCAATCCATTCGATCATCAAGTTCGTTGACGGCAACTGCAACGTCATCAGATAATATTTGAAGCGCAGCTGCTTCAGAGATTGGTTCATTAAGGTTGTGACCGTATCCAATAGTAGGCACTCCAACTGTATCAGTATACATTGTAAGCACCTTCCCCTCATGCCGAGCAATCAGGGAGGTAAGTTCATCTATCATTTCTTAAACATCTTTGTCAGCTGTTGAACACCAAAAGATGCTGCAAATACAACACCAACAGCAGTCTTATAGAAATCTGGCATACTGTCAAGTGCAGCAAAGCCACGCTGAACTATGTCTTCATGTCCTGTGAAGGCGAGGATGAGGGGGATGCTGACAAGGATGGTAAGCCATTCATCTTTCCATGATGATGCGCTTGCAGCAGCCATAGTCTGGTTCCATTCCATTTCACCAGCCGCCACCTTTTTGGCAACTTCCGTCTTTGCCTTTTGTGTCTCAATCTTAGATTCAACCCACGAACCAGCAATTCCAGCCACCGCATTTACTATTGGAAGGATCATAACTGCGTACCTTTTAGTATTTTACATTTATAAGATCGAGGCATAATCTTGCCCTTGTGTATTTGAGATATATCATTGCCCATCTCATACGCACGACTAACGCACTGTTCTCTATCTTTGTATGGGCCTCTTGTGTCGTGATATTCCCAACAGTCTTGCGGCACAAGCGTGCTACAAGCTAGAACAATAACCTTAAACATCTTTACCTAGTAGCTTTTGAACGGTCTTGGTTTCCCAAATCCGTATCAAAACCCACACACCAGTAACCAAAGCAACCGCATCAGGTGCCATCTCAAGCCAAGCAGCTACCGTGCCTGTGCCAGCCGCAACATCAAGGATGACTTTGTTTTCCTCATTCATCAGTCAGCATCCTGTATGGTCAGAGTGCCATCAGCTACTTGGCGCAGGATTTCTGCGTAATGGCGGTTGGCTGGGTCAAGTGGTACAAACATTTCGGTGCCATCAATAGTGGCTTTGATGGTGGCTTGATTGCCTTCTAAATCATTATGATATTGTGCGTTTGTTATATCCATTTTTACAACTCCGCATCCGCACCAAATCCAGCCAAGTAAGAGGATTGCGTGGGATTAGTAAAATAAAACTTTTCTTTTGATGTATTGGAAATAATTGAAGCATACACGTTTGGTGAACCAATCGTTGTTATAGTTGCGGTGCTTCTCATTGTTTGAGGATAAAACACATCTCCTAAATAAGTAGTGGAATTATATTGTACTGCGTGTATGTTTGACCCAGTAGATTGGCAATAATATCTCTGGCACCGTGCAAGCTCATCACCAAAGCTGCGGTGTTCAAACGGCGTGGCTGTCTCGCCTACCTCAAGCTGGACGCCTGTGATGTAGAAGGTTGCTGAAGCTGAACCTATCCAAGCGGCTTGATTAGATGTTTCCCACTTTTCGCCAGCAGTCCACGCACCAGCCGTGCCCTGATAATCTGTACCAGAGCCAAACCCCCAATAAATACGCAAACCATTGCCATTAGTCTTGTTCCAACTGCCTGTTGTGTCGCCAGATGTAATGGTAATAGTTTTCTTTTCCCAAGTGTTTGCGCTTGAGATTGTGTATTCATAAATGTAATGACGGCTTGCTGTGGTTGAGTATAAAGCACCACAATATGTCCCAGTCAAACTAGATTTTACCCAAAAAGATAACGTAACTGCTTTTGCATCGCTATGCCCATAAGCAAGTCGGCTAACAGTATATCCCTCTAAGTCTGTAGCCCATCTATAATTATCGCCAGCCGCAACAGAACCATCTGTAGCTGTGTTTGTTAGCTTTGCACTAAACTCAAATTCATTGTTTGGAACATCTGTAGACTGTTCAACGGTAAATGTGCCGCCGCCATTTGCCCAACCCTTGAAACGGTCAGCCGCAAAAATGTCATTACCGTTAACAGTTGTTGCGCTGGTTCCACGCTGGAAAATAGAAAACGCACCATTGATGACGATGTTGCGACCTGTCAGGCCACCCGCATCTGCGCTACCACCTAAGTCTGCTAATTCTCTGGCTCTGCTCATGACTATACTCCTAACAAGCCATCAAAACGCAAGGCACAAGATATGAACCATCGTCATAAGTGTGCGAAACGTGCGTTGATGTTACCTTTGCAATTGTCTTACTGCGAACAATGTCATCACCCTGCGGCTTTGCAGTACCATCACCAGCCGACATAAGCAAATCACCTTGTGCTACTGTCGTGCCTTGTGCAATGCGGATAACCATATCGCCTGTCATTGCTACATTCATATCATTTGTGTAGATGTCGTCATCATCATCCCAATTAACGAATACGCCAGCTACGTTTGCATCACCCTCAACCAACGACACAGCCATACAGTTTAGCTGTTCGTTATCTTCAGTTACGCCATCGTTTGTCCATTCAGCCATCTGGTCTAGGTTAGTCATTACAGTACCTTTGACGATGCTTTCATCTCTGGTGTTATCCGTTAATTGTGACCAACGTGCCAAGTGACCACCGTTATATGATGTGGTAGTTCCTGATATGCTTATTGAACCTTCCAAGTTACCAGCAGAACGAAACGCAACCATCGTTCCATCAGTCGTCCTGCCCAAATCTAATGGTGCAGTCGCATTGCCACAACTAATAATAGTACCGCTTAATCGGATTGTTGTCCCAGTTACATTACTAGCTGATGGATTTAGGGTTGTGGTGTTAAAAAAGAAATCACCATCGCTATCAATCCGCATACGTTCTGAAGCATTTGTGTAAAACTGCATATGATTACTTGAGTGGTCATATCTAATTCTACCAACCAATTCACTGCTTTCATCGCCAAAAAACAGTTGAGACGAATTTGACGAATTAGCAATAATTGCAAGTTGCGAATCTGAGTTGTTTTCTACAGCTAGTGAAGTTTGTGCGTCATAAGATGCAAGGGTTGTAACACCGTCTCCACCTACAACGTGAGTAGCGACATCAGGGCTTGCAGTCCCCACGCCAACACGATTGTTTGTGCTGTCAACGTGCAGTGTGCTGGTGTCAACGGTTAAGTCACCACTCAGTGTAGATGCACCAGTGACAGACAACGTACCACCCATAGCCACATTGCCACTAAATGTACCGCCATCCTTGGCAGATACAGTGTCAGCTACAGTAAAGATGTCATAGACAACAACCTCAACAATGTCGCTTGCAGACAGGGCAGACAAGCCACCGATAGTGTTAGCTGTGCTGGTGTTGTAGTCAGTGCCAGCAACCAAGGCTATACCGTTTAGTGACACATCTACGTAAGCACCATCAGTAAAAGACAGCGTTGCTCCACTGTCATCTGCACCAGACAGTGATGTCTCACCGCCAGCAGCAGTGAAGTAATAGCGTGACCTAACGCCAGTTCCTGTTGGGGATTTGCCTATGTATGCCATGTGTTACCCCGCAATCTCTGTAACTGTTATGTGCGTAGGAAGGGGATTAGTTGTCCCTCCCAAATGTTGTCCAATTCTTGTAGTAGCAGCCGCGTCACTATCATAATTATAACCTCTAAATCGAAGTCCATATGTGATGGCTGAAGCAGTTGCTGGGCTATCCAAAATTGTCATAGAAAAACAGTGGTAATGGACTGAAGTTGATGGGACGGAATTACCGTGTGTTAAACCAGTTGCACTATTACCTAAGTTTGTACTGTCTCTAAAAATACTCGTAAACCAGCCATCATTACCATCATCACAACTAATAGCACCAGAACAAGTGATAAGGAATTTAGAAGTCGATGAAAGCGGCGTTATAGAAACTTGTGCCGTATTACTTGCCACCACAAATGTCTGACTGGTAGTTGTCCTTACTACCGTATCTGAAGCATTTTTAACCTGCAAAACAGTGCCTGTTGGCAACCCACCTAATTTTATTTTAGAAAGTGCCATTACGCTATCCTCACTATAGATAGAAATGTGATAGACGCAAGACTAGCATCTGTAGGGCTATTATCAGTAACACTGTTCACGTCATCACATACTGCCCAGATACCACTACTAGCAGTATCACAAAATGCTTGCATATCTATTTTTGTCGTTGCGGTTGTAGCTTTATAAATGAAGCTACCAGAATAAGATACGGAACCAACTTCATCACCCCCGTTATCTTGTATATGTGAGCCGCTACCTATAATGGGTGTAAAAGTTGAGCCATCCGTTGCAACTCTTACTAGCACCGCTCCGTCTTTTATAGTTTCTGTTGCAATGGTTTGTGACCTCATACCTATGCTAAAACTTATTAGATAGACACCATCACTAGAACCCAAAAGATATGTGTCATTTGCACTATCAAAGTTTGACGCAGTGTCATATTTAACTGTGCCTCTACCTCCAAAATCCACAGTAACCGTACTTTGTGATGAATTACTGCCTTGGGAAGTTGTTAAATCAACATGAAAATATTCTTTGCCTGTAGGTTTAAAGTCACCTGTAGTTGTTACATCGCCAGTAAATGTACCTGTAGTGGCAGACAAAGCACCGCTAAACGTGCCTGTAGTAGCTTGTAATTCTCTACCAGATGGATGGGTTGCAGTCTGTTGAGCCTTACCTTGGAACACCACATAAAAGTCGTCAGTGCTGGCTACGTTGCCAGTCATTGTTAATGCTGTGCCAAGCACAGTGTAAGCAACGCTAGGCTCTTGACGCACGTTATTTACAAATACTTCTATCTCTTGTTCATTGCCAACAGCATGGTCAAGCGTATAGTCAGTGCCACCATCGCCAGTGATAGTTTGCTTATCCATTGCACTAAAACGTGCGGCTGGTGTGTTTCCAAGATACGACATTTGCTAATCCTTATGTAATATCTAAGTGACTAAGAACACAGTCTGCTGAAGTGGATGTATCAGAAATAACTGTCACTATATCGCCCGGCTCCATCACAACCTTTTGATCACCACCAACAACAACCAAGCTACCGCCAACAGGCACAGGAGCCGCCTTGATTAAGTAAGCATCAGGCCCAGTGCCAGAGGTTCTAGCAGATGTTTTAAGAAGAACATCGATCAAAATTTGACTAGTGCCAGTATTGGAAACGCTTAAACCAATGATTGTAGTTTCAGTCGAGGGATCGCATGTAAGCACATTAGTACCAACGCCTGTTGCGATGTTTGTTTTTACTTCTGATAAAAATGCGTTTGCCATTGTCCTATCCTAACGCTATTGCAAATGCTAATGCTGATGGGTCAGATTCTGTTACATCTTGAAATGACAGTGTGCCTGACCCGTTAGTTGCTAGCACCTGTCCATTAGTTCCGTCTGATGTTGGATACGCAAGGCTTGCTATAGTCGCTGTATCTGTATTAATGCCACCAGTAAACCTAGTTGTGCCGCTTTCAATAGCCAGTCTTTCACTGCCCTGATAGTACAATGTCGCAGCTTTGGTTGCGCCGGGGCTTATCTTAAATGTAAGATTAGCATTAGCCTTGCTTTTAAACTCAATTGTGTCTGACTTAAACAGCGTATTGTTTACACCGCTGTCATGCACAATAGTAAGATCAGTGTCTGTGCCAATGATAAAAGCATCATCATCAGCCATTAGAATGTCTTGACCGTTACTTGCTAAATCCCCGCCAAGCTGCGGCGTTGTATCTTCAACAATGTTAGCTAGGTTGCCAAGTGACGATACTACATTGATAAATGCGCTGCCGTTGTAGACACGCATATCACCGTCAGTTGTATTGAAGTACAACGCACCTGTAATCAGTGCATCACCGTCATTATCTACCGTTGGGTCAGTTGCTTTTGCGCCAAGATACCTGTCATCAAAGTCATCGTATGCTGTTTCGGCACTTGCTTGAGCAGTCTCTGCGGCTGTCTGTGCTGCTTCAGCATTGTCCTTGTGTCCTTCTGCCGTTGCCGCGCTTGACGCCGCATTTGTGGCTGATGTAGCAGCTGATACAGCATCTACAACCAGTGCCCAATATGTGGTGTTTGTAAGCAATGTGCCAGATGGTGAATCTTGCATTGCAATGTAGACATTGTTTAGTTCAGTTGATGTTGTAGATTTAACAAGATCGTGTCTTAAATAATCTTGTGTTGTTATTGTTGCGTCAGAACCTTGGAATATGCCAATGCTTTGAGATACAGTTGCATCACCAGTTGCAGTAAACGAAAGAATCTTGTTGGCTCTTGTAGCCGCATCGGGCAATTCTAAACTTTGCGTTGTATCATAATCTTGAAGAATTAATGCTCGTTCTGCTGTGTCTTTAATATCAGCAGATATAGCAATCATTCTATCTAGTTCATTATTTAATGATAATACATCAAATGGGCCAGAAGTTGGAAAGTCTGTTACGCGGTCAAGATCAATGTCTCTTGTAATAACAACGTCACTGCCACCACTTGCACCAGTTACTTCATTGCCAGCAGTAAAGTGAATGTAGCCTGTAGTGCCAGATGTATGTTGTTGTGTGTTCCCAGAATCATCAGCTGTTGTGTATTTAGTAGTTAATGTTTGCAGAACTGAATCTACATAAACATTTAAATCATCATCATCAAAGAACTCAAACGGCACAACAAAAGCAGACTGTGTAACGCCTTGCGCCACAGTGTACTCAATACGAGGGTCGTTATCGCTTAAATTAATAGTCATGCTAATCCCCTATCATAGCAACAATGCAGTACACAACGCACAATCAATTACGCCCAACACCGCCAATTAACTCACGCATATCATCACGAATTGGATACAAGCCAATAAATGGCAATGTATACTTCAAACGCTCTGCACCATCAGATACATCACCATTAACAAAATCACGCAATGCTCTGCCATATTCCAAACCAAGCCCAGCTGGTGCGCCAAACGGCTCAACAAACGCATCCATCATACGCTCTTCTTTGTTAGGGCTAACGTATTTTGGAGGTATTGGAGTATCAACGCCAAGGTTTCCAGCAATGTTTAAACCTGTGTATGCAAGGTCAGAATAAATTCCAAGCACACCAGAATGATCAATGATACGAGCTATGATTTCGGGTGATTCACGCTTTTCAAACCAGTAATCAGGCTTCTTGATTGCCAATGCCATATAAGAAAGACCAATCAATGCAGCCACACCCTGCAATCTGTAACGTCTGTTAGGGTCACGGACTGCGCCAAGTATCTTGTTGTTTGCGCCAAAGGCAAAGTTCATGAAAGTAAAAGGCAACGTCATCAAGCCGCTTTCAATACGCACCATGTTCTCATTGCCTGTGCGCAGCCGTTTTTCAATTGGGAACTGTGAAGGAAACTTTTTACGAACAGATTGAAAAAATGGGTTGTCGCGCATATAAACAACACCATCAACAACTATGGGTTTATCAAAAGTCTGGCCCATAACAATTGTATTATTTGCGTGTGAATTAAGAGCAGCCCTATAGCGTCTTAATATCTCTTTTTCAGCAGCTGTTGCTTGAGGCCAAGCATCAGTGTTAGCAAACTCAAAGTCAAATCTATCATGCTTCTCAGTAGGTGCTTTAGCTATAAACTTAGCC